GGGCATTACCCTTGACCTGACTAAAACGCAAATCCTTTGGTTCGACATTGAGTGGCTTGGCGTTGGCAATGTCCGTTGTGGGTTTATCATCAATGGCCAGTACATTGTCTGTCATACGTTTCAAAACGCAAACGAACCAACTTCAACTAAAGTTTATATGCAGACAGCTACGCTTCCTTTGCGATACGAAATCTCTACTACTGGAGCAACGGCGGCATCTGCCACCATGCAAATGATTTGTTCAACGGTCATTTCAGAGGGTGGGTATGAGCAAGTAACGGCCCCCTACATTGCAAGAGCTACGGGCAATGGCGTCCCGATAGCTAATAACACTGGGCTAACGTTCACGCCGCTTGTTTCAATGCGCATCAATTCTAGCTACTATGGGGCAGTCATTGTCCCATCTATCGTGAACTTTGCTGCAACATATTCTGGGACTTACGAGATTGTTTTGGTGAGAAATCCCACATTGACGGGAGCGACATGGGCGGCTGGCACAATTAGTAGTGGCATGGTGGATGTAGATACTGCCGCCACAGCCATGACTACGACCGCCGACAATATCCATCAGACTGACTATGTAGTGTCTACCAACCAAGGATCTGTGCCAATCATCGCTCCGTTCGGGTACAATTTTGACTTGCAACTTGGTTATGTAGCATCATTGAGCGGAAACGGTTTTGCCAGCAGCGATGTTATAACTATTGGGGCTCGCGGCTTGAATATCCCGGCCAGCAATGGTGCTGGCATTGGTTCAATCGCCTTCTACAACTTGTCGGTGTAGCCATGCCACTAGCCAAAGGTTCATCCCAAAAAACAATCAGCTCCAACATCAGCGAGCTTGTTCATACGGGCAAGTACCCGCAGAAGCAGGCAGTCGCAATTGCTTTAAGCGAATCCCGCAAGCGGCGCGCTACCGGCGGCGCATCTTTTTTTGGGAATCCATCTCCAATGACGGAGAAGATCCACGTTGGCCCGATCCGCAGTCCCGTGGCTGGCCGTACCGATCATCTGCCCATGCATGTTCACTCTGGTTCTTACGTTATCCCCGCAGACATCATTTCTGCGATGTGCGAAGGCAACACGGAGGCTGGGTTCAAGGTCGCCAATACCATCTTCACGCCTGTTCCCGACATGAAGGGCGCTCCGGGCATAGATGCTCAATTAGGTTTGCAGCAAAAAGCATCAGGTGGAAAAATTTTTCCATCTGCTCCTCCAGTTCCTATTGTAGCCGCTGGCGGCGAATATGTGATTCACCCAGAGGATGTGACGCGGATTGGCGGTGGCAACATTGATATAGGTCACAGAGAACTTGATAGCTTCGTCAAAATGATGAGAGCTAAGACTGTTCAGACACTTCGGAAGCTTCCGGGGCCGAAGAAGGACTAGGAGGGGGACTATGTTTGACAACTTTGGGGTAAGGATTGGAACGCCAGACGATGTTCATCCCATGATGGATCTGGCTATGCAGGCGTGTGATGAAAACGGGTTTGTTGACCCAAATCCGCAAAAACTATTGGCTGAGATATGGCCCGCGCTCAATCTTGAGAATGGCATCGTCGGGATCATCCAAGACGAAGGTAAAGGTTTAGAAGGCGCGATCCTTCTCAGGATTGGAACAATGTGGTATTCAGATGCACAGGTGCTTGAGGAGCGCGCGATCTTCATTCATCCTGACTACCGCAGTGCAAAAGGGGGACGGGCACGGCGTCTGTGTGAGTTTTCAAAGAGGACCGCTGATGGGCTTGGGATTCCCCTGATTATCGGTGTCTTATCAAACCATCGCACGGAAGCCAAAGTTCGTTTGTACGAGCGTCAATTTGGGAAGCCAAGTGGCGCGTTTTTCCTGTATAATGCTACGACCGGCGCTTACCGGACGGCTGCGGAGTAATTGATATGGGCGGTGGCGGAAAGTCAAGCACAAGTACCCAAACAGTATCTATTCCGCCGGAAGTCTTGGCGCGGTACAACGCTGTCAATGCTCGCGCCGAGAGTGTCGCCCAGCAGCCTTTCCAGCAATATACGGGCGAGTTCGTCGCCCCCCTGACGCCTACACAACAGGCCGGAATTGAAGCCACAAGCAGAGCCTCGCAGTTGGCCCAGCCTTACTATGGCGCGGCTACGCAGGGGTTGTTGGGAGCCCAGCAGGGCGGCGCTAACTACATTGGGGCGGCTACCGGCGCCGCTCTTGCTGGAGCCGCGCCTGTGAGCCCTCAAGGGCTTCAGGTTGGCCGCTACATGAACCCCTTCACTCAAAGCGTTGTAGGGGCTACGCAGGCGGCTTTAGGGCAGCAGCAAGGTCAGCAGCTTGCCCAGCAGCAGGCTGAAGCCATTCGCTCTGGCGCATATGGTGGCGACCGCGCTGGCTTGCAGCGGCAAGCTTTGCGTGGGCAACAAAGTCTTGCGCAGGCGCAGGCTATCGCCCCGCTGTATCAGCAGGGTTACCAGCAGGCTCTTCAGACTGCCCAGCAGCAACAGGGCGTTGGCCTTGGCGCGGAGCAGGCAAACCGTCAGGCTATTCAACAGTTGAGCCAGCAATTGGCTGGTCTTGGTCAGCAAGGATTCGCAATGGGCTCTGGCGCTGCCCAACAGCTTGCGGGCCTTGGTACTGGCGCACAGCAAGCTGCATTGCAGGGCGCGCAGGCTCAGATCGGCGCGGGCACCCTCCAGCAGCAGACGCAGCAGGCGCAGGATACGGCTCAGTATCAGCAGTTCCTCCAAGAGCGCGGTTATCCGTTCCAAGTTGCCCAGTTCCTCGCGAACATCGCGATGGGCACTGGCGCGCTGTCTGGTTCGACAACGAGCTCTACGCAGCCTCGCGGCTTTTTCTCAAACCGTGGCGGCTTCAAAACTGGAGAGAGCCTACAACGCTCTGGAAAGGCTTACGGCGGCGGTCTGGACCCCAACTCGATGGGTGGCGCTGTCTATGAGCCCGGAGCCTTTGAGAGAGGCGGCTACGCCACCTCTGGGGCCGTTGTGGATTCCAACGATCTTGCGGCGATCCTTGCCCAGCAGCGTCAGTCTTTTGGCCCGTTTGCGGCGGCTGGCCCCTATGGTCAGGCTGCAGGTGCAGCGCCTCATGGTCCTAGCGGCATCGTCCCACAGCAGCAGTTAACTACGCCAAAGCTGGTCACGGCTGGCGCGCTTCCTAAGAAACCATCTGGAACAGGCTCTGATCTTGGCAAGGTCTATAGTCTTGCGGATGAAGCTACCAAGGGCCTTAGCGGCAAGGGGCTAACAGAGCGCGCTGGCGAAAAAATGGGGTTGCGAGATTCTACCCCGAGAACTGCTGAACCGGGGGCAAGCGCAAATGCTACGGCTGGGAGCCAAAATCCCGCTGGCGGCGTTGCGCCTATGCCTACGCCCAGAGACCCTACAGCAACTGCTGGCGAAGAAGGGCTTTGGGACAAGTTCACGGGTCTTTTTAGGGCTGATGGCGGCGGCGTTATGCCCCGTCATCACTACGCTGACGGTGGCAGCGAAGACAGCCAAGCCGATGAAGCGATCCCGCACGATCCTAGCGATGTGATGAGCGGCAAAGACCCTATCGAGGGTGTGCTGAAAGCTGGCTCGCAGAAGCGTGAACTGATGAAGCCTGCGAGTGGTGGCGGCTCTGGCGGTGGCGGTAGCGGCAAGTTGGGCCTTGGGAAGGCGGCTGGATCTATGATCGGAACCGCTATCGGTGGGCCGATTGGCGGAACGCTCGGCAGCATGGTTGGCAGTTTTCTCCCGTTCAATGAGGGCGGCGTTGTTCCTCGCCAGCATTTCCAAGATGGCGGTCCAGAAGATAGCTTTGAGCGCGCTTTGAAAACTACCCTTGGTCACGAAGGCGGCTACACTGTAGACACTGGTGGCCCCACCATGAAAGGCATCAGCAGCCGTGCTAATCCTGACGTTGATTTGGAGCGCGTAGGCAAAGATCCTGAATACACTCGCGGGATTTACCGTGAGCGGTATTGGAATCCTATCGGCGCGTCTGAAATGGACCCTAAGTTTGCGGGCGTCGCATTTGACGCAGCAACCAATCATGGCGTTGGTAAAACTAAACAGATGCTCGAAGAGGCTGGCGGTGATCCGGCAAAACTTCTTCAGCTTCGCCAACAACACTACGATCAATTGGTTACATCTAACCCCGAAAAATACGGTCAATACGCGCGCGGTTGGAATAACCGTTTAAATTCTTTTGCCAAAGAACTTGGCATGGAGCCGCTTGCTTATGCTGCACCTGAAGGGGGCATTGGACGCGCTGCCGGTCAACAGGCAATTCAACGCGCTACATCTGGTGAAGGTGCAGGATTGGGCGCTGGCAAGCCCGCCAGCTTCATTGATGGGATTGGCTTCAACAAGCAAACCATTCTCCCGCTTCTTCAAGGCATTGGGGCTATGGCAAGCTCCAAGAGCATATCGCCGTGGGCCGCTGCATTGCAGGGCCTTGGTGCGGGTGCGAAGGCTTATGGTGATGTGGAACAGCAACAGGCTCAAATTGATCAGGCGAAGGCTGGCACAACCTCCACTCTCAGCAACATCCCAATCGGCAATATGATTGGCGTGTTCAATAAGGATACGGGCAAAATTGAATACCGCCCTCGTCCTGATTACTTTGCGCCCAATGCGTTCCCTCCCAAAAAATTGGAGGAAACCCAGAACGAAGCTATTAGGCGCGGGCAAGTTGCTACTGGTTTGATCAAACCTTCGACTGAAGGTGGGGCATACACCGTCGATGTAGAGCCGGGCCAAACTGCTAACCGTGAGTTCTCCCAGTACGGTTATACCGGCGGCGACAAAGATGCATATGTCGTTCCGTCAACCATTGGAACGCAACCGGCGCTTGCAAAGAAGGCGGCTGAAGATCAAGCCGCTGCTCAAAAAAGAACTGAAGCGGGCGCTATGGTTCCGCAAACGCGCCTTGAAACCAATATGCTTGTGGATTCCGTGCTTGGCATTACTCCTACAGGTTTGGCGGGGGCTGGACCAAATCAATCCAGCCGCGCCAGAACGGTTGAGTTGTATAATTGGGCGGCGCGAAACATTTTTGGCGGTGCGGCTGAGACTGAAAAATCAAATGTCTCCAACGCTGAAATTATAAGAAAACTTACAACGCAACTCGGTACGCAGTTTGCTGGGTCTCAAGGATTCCATGCAAGTGGCTTGGCGGATGCTTTGAAGGACGCGCAAATTAGTGGCGAGTTGACTAAAGAAGCCTCTATCAAGCTTGCGTCTTCAATGTACGTTCGTCAGCAAATGGAGGAAGATTTCTCCAAATACTACAACAACTACATGAAGAAGTATGGGACTGCCTACAACGTGCAGAATAACTTTGCGCGTGAGATGGGCAACCAATACGAAGAAGAAAAGAAGGCTCTCCAACGCGCTTTAACGCCCGTCGAGAAGGACGGTAAATGGTCAAGCCCCGTGACTGAGCTTCGCAAGAACCCTGCTCTTGCGCCGCAGTTTGATGCATACTTCAAGAAGCCGGGCTTGGCTCGCATGCTGCTGGGAGGTTAATGATGCCAAATTTCTTTGCGGAGCAATATGGCGAACCTTCGGAAGCCGCTGGCTCAAATGCTTTTGAAACCAAATTTGGGGATTCCGGTAAAAAAGATAACTTCTTCGCTCAACAGTTTGGTCCTTCACATGGGGAGGATATTGAGAAGAAACCAATTGAGTCCACTACTTCGCAGCCTGTTGTCCGGGCTGCGGGCCAGCCTTCTTCGTTCCCACCCAATCAAGTTGGCCGCGAAGAGCCAAAAGAAATGGCATGGGGCGATGTAGCCTCATCCGCTGCGCAAAACATCGTGCCTAGCGCCAAAGCTTTTGGTCAAGCGCTTGTGACCCCATTTATGCAGCCCAAAGAGACAGCGCAGGCCCTTGGGCAAATCGGCACTGGTCTGTATTCAAAGGCTCGTGGTGCGCTCGGCTATGCGCAGACCGCTGAAGAAAAAGCCAAAGACGAAGCCGCCGTCAATCAAATGGGCCAGCTTTTTAAAGAGCGCTATGGCACCGTAGAAGCCGCCAAACGGACTTTCGCGGAAGACCCTGTTGGATTCCTTGCTGATGTCTCAACGCCTCTTACAGGCGGCGGTAGCCTTGCTGCGCGCGCGCCCGGCGTCATTGGCACATTAGGCAAAACAACTGCGGCTGTAGGCAGCGCTATTGATCCTTTGATGGCGGCTGTTAAGGCACCTCAAGTGGCTGCAAAAGCTGTTTCTACAGCGATCAATATGCCTGCTGCTTTGCAGTCAGGCGCAGCTTTTAAATCACTTCAGAGCGCGCATGAAGCTGGCGTTACTAAAAATCCTGTTTTCTGGGAACATTACACGGGCCAAGCCAGCGCGCCTGATTTGATTCAGCGCGTCAAAAACGGTGTGCAAGAAGTAGCTCAAGAGCGAAGTGCAAATTATCTTGCTGGAATGGACCCTCGTAAGGCTAAGACGGGTCTTGATTACACGCCGGTTAATGATGTTATTCAGCAGGCTCGCGGCGCATCTGGGCAGGGGATCGGTGCCTTTCATGGCATCCAAACTAATGAACAAGCGCAAAATATTTTAACTAAAATTGAGGACAAGGTAAAAGAATTTCAATCTATGCCGCCGGGCTCTCCTGCTCATACTTTGCAAGGATTTGACAATCTCAAACAGGCAATTGGGAATCTGCGCTATGAAGCGCGGGGGAACGCGCAGGCTGAACGTGTTGTTGATCAAGCCTATGATGCTGTAAAAAAATCTATAGTTAAGGTTGATCCTGACTACGCAAAGATAATGGACCAGTATGGGGAAGCTTCGCGGAAACTAAACGATATGCACAAGGCCCTGTTGAGCGGCGGGTCAACTGATGCGCGGATCAACAAGATCCTTAAAAGCTACAAAACCGGCGACAAGGGCAACTTGCTGAAGGACTTAGCTGGCCGCGACAAGGATCTCATGTACGCGATTTCTGGCTATGATTTGAAACCTTGGTTCCCCGGCGGCTTGCGCGGAACACTGACCTCGGTTGGCCTTGGCGGCTTGTCGTTTGCGGGTCTTGGCGGCGTTTCTCCTGCGCATTTGGTGCAGGGGGCTATAACCTCTCCGCGCATCGCTGGCGGAATCAGTTATGGGCTTGGCCGCGCTGGCGGTTTGCCAGAACGGGCTTACAGCGCGGTTAGCCCCGCTGTAGAGGCTGCAAGGCAGGCTGGTCGCGCTGAAGATGTTCTAGGTCCACAGCCACAAGCTCGCGGCGGAAGGGCTCGTAGGGCCTCTGGCGGTCGCCTCATAGGTGTCACCACCGCCGCCATGCTCGTAGCCGCTGCTGAACGCGCTAAGAAGGGCCACGGCAAAGCCACTGAGCCTCTACTGAATCAACCAGACGAAGCGATCACTCGCGCTCTGGCAATCGCCAATCAGAATCTTGAGGGCTGAACATGACCAGCACTTTCAGCACGAATAAGAACCTTGAGCTGCCCGGCAACGGCGACTACGTCAACACATGGAACATCCCCGTCAACGGGGACATGACCATCATTGACAATGCTTTGGGCGGCACAACCAGCTTAAACGCGACTTCTGGCAACGCCACGCTCACGGCTACGCAGTATCAGAAGCTGATCCTGAATGTGACTGGCTCCATTGCGGCGGATGTGACCTACACGATTCCGTCTGGGGTTGGCGGTCAGTGGGCGGTCAAGAACCTGACGACTGGGGGGTATAGCGTCATCATAGCCTCTGGCGGGGGTGGATCAAGCGCCACGGTAGTCAATGGGAATGTGTCTACGGTCGTTTCGGACGGGACGAACTGCTATCTCCCCGCAAATTCTACGGTTCCCACAGGTGGCGGCATTAATCAGGCGTTCTATCTTAATGACATAACCATCACGGCGAACTATACTATCCCTACAGGCAAGAACGCTGGTACGTTCGGGCCTGTTACGATCAACTCAGGGGTGTCGGTGACTGTACCCTCTGGTTCAGCATGGAGCATCGTGTAATCATGCCTGTATCAATCAGAGGAACTGGTGGCGGCTCTGTCACTCTCGATTCTGGCGCGGCTGCATCGGCCACCACGCTGACGCTGCCCAATACGACCGGCACCGTGGCGCTGACTGCCAGCCCTACGTTCAGCGGGACAGTCACGGCTACGACCGTCACTAGCCCGGCATCTACGGCTCTCACCATCCAGTCGGCTGGCACGACTGCAATGACGGTTGATACGAGCCAGAATGTAGGGATTGGAACGACTTCGCCAACGCAACATGTGGATATTTACAAAGCAAGTGGGACTAATGCCATAACCGTTAGAAATGCTGGAACCACTAGCGGTGACACTGCTTACTATGTTGCGGTTTCTGGCGCTAATACTGCTTATTTTAGGCAAGATGGAAATGTAGGTGGCGGTACATTTATGTCCGCTCCAAATTATGCCTCTTTCTTTGTAGGTGCGTCAGAAGCTATGCGCATCGACACCAGTGGCAATTTGCTGGTGGGGACGACATCATCTGTAAATGGTGGATCAGTAATTTCAGTTGCCGCAGGAACAGTTTGTTCTATTATTACTGCTGCGACCGCAAGCACCAACATGATTGTTTTTAGAAACGGCAATGGAAATGTTGGTAGTATTACAACGAGCGGAACCGCGACATCGTATAATACTGGATCAGATTATCGTCTGAAACATGATGTTGAACCTATGACATCTGGCTTGGCGACTCTTGCTGCGTTGAACCCTGTCACCTATAAGTGGAATGCAGACGATAGCGATGGCGAAGGTTTCATCGCTCATGAACTTGCAGAGGTAATCCCTCTTGCGGTTACAGGCGAAAAAAATGCGGTTGATGCAGACGGTAACCCTGTCCATCAAGGCGTAGACTACAGCAAGATCGTGGTTCACCTCGTCGCCGCCATCCAAGAACTATCCGCTAAGAACGACGCGCTTGAGGCTCGTCTCGCTGCTCTGGAGGCTAAGTAATGTCTACGGACTCTTTAAAATGAACGCTCACATATATCTTGTGACAAATAAGTTGAACGATAAGCAGTATGTTGGTCAGACAATGACCGACAAGAACAAGCGTGGTCACGGAAGATTGTTGCTGAAAGCTTATGATAAGCACGGTGTTGATAAATTTGAATATGAGCGTTTGCTTACAGGAATAGATAACCGCGATTTCCTTAACTGGTCTGAGCGGTTTTGGATTTCGGTTTTTGGCACAGTTGCGCCGTACGGTTACAATTTGGAATCGGGTGGATCTATAGGGCAAGAATGGTCTGATGAGCGCCGCCAACGGCACGGCGATGCTAGGCGCGGAAAAAAAAAATACCGCCCCCTTGGAGCCATATCTGGCATGAAAGGGAAAGCATATCCTGAATCCGGCAAAGAAAAATTGCGGCAAGTTATGCTTGGCCGCGTTGGCCCTAACTTAGGCCGTAAAGCTTCAGATGAAACCAAAATAAAAATGTCGTTGGCCCAAAAAGCAAGATTTCAGCGTGATGGTTCGCCTCATGCAAATCGGGTAGTTTCTGCTGAAACCCGCGCCAAAATGAGTGCGGCTAGAATGGGCAGAGTGCAATCCGATGGTGAACGTGCTAAACGTAGTGCATCAATCAAAGAGTGGCACAAGCGGCGCAAAGAGGAGTCTCTAAAGTGTCAACATTGAGAACCATCAATATCATTCACCCATCAGGATCAACGACAAATGTCGTTAACGATTCTAGCGGAAACATAACCGTTGGCGGCGGGATAACGTCCAGCTCTGCGTTAGATATGGGGTCTTCTTTTAAAAGGAATAGAATCCTCAATGGGAACATGGTCATTGATCAGCGGAATGCTGGGGCCGCTGCTGGGACATCAATTAATGGCTATACGGTTGATCGCTGGGCAGTATATCAGAGCGTTACCGGAAAACTTAATGCACAACAGTCTGCTGCCGTTTATCCAGTTGGGTTTGTCAATTCTCTTTCGGTGACATCTCAGTCTGCATACTCTATTCTCGCAACGGATTTTTATGCAATTCAACAGCCCATTGAAGGGGTAAATATATCAGACTTGGCTTGGGGAACTGCTAATGCAAAAACAGTTACTTTGTCATTTCAAGCTTATTCCAGCCTTACCGGCACGTTTGGTGGGTCGCTTCGCAATTCCGCAACTAACCGTTCTTATCCATTCACGTATACGATTTCATCGGCAAATACATGGACTTCTGTGTCCATTACAATTGCTGGTGACACATCTGGAACTTGGTTGACCACAACAGGTGCAGGTATTTACCTGTCGTTTGGTTTAGGTGTTGGGTCTACATATAGCGGAACTGCTGGTTCATGGTCCTCCAACAATTATATTTCTGCAACTGGCGGAACATCAGTTGTTGGCACCAATGGTGCAACCTTCTTTCTCACAGGCGTCCAGCTAGAAGTCGGCACCAAAGCCACTCCCTACGAGATGCAAATCTACAGCGATCAGCTTGCTCAGTGTCAGAGGTATTATGTACTTTGGAAAGGTATTGCTGACGCCACAGGGTATTCATTCATATGCAATGGAGTGGTGCAAGGCTCTGGCACATTCTTCGCAACCATATCTTTGCCTGTCACAATGAGACAAACTCCCTTCATTTCATATGTTGGAACAATAACAGGCAGCCCTAACGCAGGAACCCTTTCAGGGATAACTACTATCTACAATCAGAAGGGAAGCACGGTTGGTGTTTACGGAACAATTAGTGTGGCTGGAACTGTCGGATATGCTTTTGCCCTTTATACCTACAACGACCCAACAAGCTATCTTTATGCCTCTGCGGAGTTATAATCATGTGGGAAAACGTCAGATATTCTAAAGGCCCATTTGGCGAAATTGGCTGTATTGTTGCGGAGAAGGATGGGGTTAAATTCTGCATCCCAATGAGTAATGGGTTGCCAGAGTACCGTGAAATTATGGCTCTCGTCGCTGCTGGCGAGTTGACCATCGCACCGGCAAGCCCGCAATAACATCCGTGCTCTGGCGCGTCGGAGATTAGAACGTGGCGAACTCTCAGATTCCTAATCTCCCGGCGGCTACCGCGCTCAATGGCACGGAGCAGCTTGAGATTGTGCAGGCTGGAACGTCGCGCCGCACTACGACTGGTGAAGTCTCTGGACTGACGCCCGGCCCCACCGGCCCCACAGGCTCGCAAGGCCCCACGGGAGATCAGGGGCCAACCGGCCCCACCGGCAGCACCGGCCCCACGGGAGCACCCTCCAGCGTCACCGGCCCGACCGGGCCAACTGGCAGCACTGGCCCCACGGGGAGCACCGGCCCGACCGGCGATGCCTCCACCGTGCCCGGCCCGACCGGCCCGCAGGGGACTATCGGCCCCACGGGGCCTACGGGCAGCACGGGGCCTACGGGCGTTAACGGAGACATAGGCCCCACAGGCCCCACGGGCTACGGCGCAACAGGCCCAACGGGTTGGACAGGCCCTACGGGCTCGCAGGGCGGCGTAGGCCCCACAGGCCCCACGGGGGCCACTGGCGCGGCGTCTACGGTTGCGGGGCCTACAGGGCCGACTGGTCCCACAGGGCCGACCGGAGCAGCCTCTACGGTCGCTGGCCCAACTGGGCCTACTGGCCCCACTGGCGCGGATTCCACTGTGCCGGGTCCAACTGGCCCGACTGGTGCTCAGGGAACATCATCGAGCCTATTCCTTTACCGCGCCAATACAAGCATCACCTCGGGCTATCCGGGTGACGGGGACATTCTCTGGAACAATGCCACTCAGATCAGCGCCACGCAGATCAACGTCAGCCACCTGACCGATAACAATGTGGACATTGATATTTTCTTGGCCCTGCTCTCGGTTGGCGAGCAAATTGTCATCCAGAGCCAGAGCAACAGCGCCGACTATCAAACGTGGACAATTTCGGGGACGCCCACCAGCGTCAACCCCGGAACGTCAACTGCCTACTGGACCTATCCCGTCACGCTCACGGCTTCGGGCGGCACTGGCACCACCAATTTCTCAAGCGGGCAAACTCTGTTCTTGGCGCTTGTGAACGGTGTCACTGGCCCCACGGGCGCACAAGGCCCTACTGGCCCCACTGGCGCGGCGTCCACAGTTGCAGGCCCCACAGGGCCAACCGGAGATATAGGGCCGACCGGGCCGACCGGAGCTGTCTCCACGACGCCCGGCCCTACGGGGCCTACGGGAAGTGCTGGCATTGACGGGCCAACAGGTCCAACCGGCGCAGCATCGACCGTGCCCGGCCCCACGGGGCCTACAGGAGACGCTGGCAGCGCCGGGCCTACAGGCCCCACGGGAGCCAACGGCAACGCGGGCAGCAACGGCCCCACCGGTCCTACAGGCATCGGCTACGCTGGATTGACCAGCAGCACTTCAAATGCTGTTGGCACGGGTTCTCTGACGTTCACCACTAATTTGCCGGATACCCAGACAGCCTTTGCTGTTGGCGAGCGAGTTCGCATCGCCTACACGGTCACGCCCGCAAACTATGTCGAGGGTATCATCACCTCGTTCAGCGGGACGACGCTGGTCATTACTTCTGACGCATTTGGTGGGTCTGGCACCTACACCTCTTGGAACATTGTCGCTGCGGGTAATGCCGGGGCGACCGGCGCAACCGGCCCCACCGGCCCGGCTGGCGGCGGTGGTAGCAGTATTGCTGTTTACGACGAGGGTTCGCTTCTCACCTCTGGCGTCACCAGTTTTGACTTCACCGGCTCCGGCGTCACAGCCTCTGCGGTTGGCGCTGCGGTTACGGTGAATGTTCCGGGGGGCACTTACACCCGCACCACCATCACCGCGACTGCCGGTCAGACCAGTTTCACGGCCAACTACACGGTCAACTACGTTCAGGTTTATGTGAACGGCATCCTGCTCAACAGCGCCGACTATACAGCTACCACAGGGACAACGGTCGTGCTGGCTTCTGCGGCGGCGGCTGGTGATATTGTGGACGTTTTAGCCATCAACATTGGCACGTTCACGGGCGGCGTCACCATCACTGGAACGCCGACAAACGGGCAGATAGCTACTTGGACCGGCTCCACTAGCATTCAGGGGGGCGCTTCTCCTGCGACTGCGGGCAATGTCCTCTTCACCTCAGATGGAACCGCTTGGTCATCGACTGCGAAAATCGTGCGCGGAACTTCTGTCTCTACAACCACAACATCGTTCACTGCTTCCATCAGCGGCACGACAATGACCGTCACGGCGGTGGGGTCTGGCACTATTGCGGTTGGACAAGTCATAACTGGCACGGGCGTCACTGCGGGCACCATCATAACGGCTTTAGGAACCGGGACGGGAAGCACTGGCACTTACACCGTTAGCGCGTCTCAGACCGTTGCATCCACGACAATCACGATTGTCGGTTTAGCTTTCTTGAACATTCCGTCTTGGGTGAAGCGCATCACCATTATGCTGAATAACGTCAGTCTAAGCGGCGCAGCTCACTATCTTTATCAGGTCGGAACTGGCGGGGCCCCGACCACTACTGGGTATTCTTCATTTAGTGCTGTCATAGGTGGCAGCGGGACAACATTCGTAACGTCATCTACTAGCGGAATAGTCCACTATGTTGGCAACGCCACAGTAAACACTTACGCATCGGCTGTTTTTGTAAACGTGTCTGGCAACATTTGGCTTGCTACCGGAGTTGGTTCTGGGGGGACCACATCAGGCGGCGTCACCTTATCTGGCACTCTAGATATGGTCCGCATAAGCACAACCACCGGCACGGACACTTTTGACAACGGCTCTATCAACATCCTGTACGAATGAGGGATAATTAATGACCATCTCTCGCAACATCTCAGTTCTCGCGCAGGGTGCTAGTTCCTCCGGCATCCTTGCTGGTGGCTACGGTGGTCTTGGCGCAAGCATATCGCCGACGACCGCTGGCAACGTGCTATTCACTGCGGATGGGTCTGTGTGGTCATCGACGCAGAAGATTGTGCAGTCAGCGTCAGTTTCACCTTCGGGAACAGCCGCTGCGTCTTTTACTGGACTGCCAGCATGGGTAAAGCGCATAGTATTGCAGTTCTCTGCGCTTACTAGCGCCACTGGTGGCGCGACTATGGTGGTACAGCTTGGGACGGGTGCAACGCCGACATATACAACGTCTGGATATACGGGTGCGCAAGCTCAAACATTTAACGGAACAGCCAGTACAGCCGCTGCGCTTTCGTCTGGTTTTACCATCAACACAGGATATGCAGCCAACGCTCCAATTTACGGAACTGTAACCCTAACTAATCTCACCGGAAATACTTGGGTTGGGACGATAAATTATGGCCGCACTGGCACTTTAATGTCGGGACAGGGTGGCGGTATCATTGCTCTTGGCGCAACGTTAACCGCTGTGCAAATCTTGAGTTCTGCCAACTACAACGGCGGGACCGTCAGTATCCTTTACGAATAGGAGGACCATATGGAACGCATAGAGGTCAACGTCGAGACTGGCGAAGTCCGCATTATCCAATTTACGCCAGAGGAAGAGGAGGCTGCGCTGGCCTATGCTGCCACCATTCAGGAGCCTGTGCCCCCCAAGCCAACGCTGGAGGAGCTTCAGGCGCAGCTTGCGGCTATCTCGGCGCAGATACAGTCGCTGGCGAACGCTTAAACGAAAGACCCCAGCCTGTTAAAGCTGGGGCAAGTGTTTCGAACAAATCACTTAAGGGGCTGGGCCTACAGACGCCTAACGCAAAGGCATCGCCGTATGTAGGTCACAGACCATTCCGTGACCTAATTAGTGTCTCATGGCGCTTTGGATTCCGCAACATTTGCCTGCTTTGATTTAGGAGGCAAATAACAGAGTTCTGCATGAGAAGCGCAATAAGCTCCGCGCTTGCGTTCATGGCCGCAGTATCTAACAGATAAAGCGGTATCCGAACTGATGATGTAGCGACATGAATCGTACCGCAGTTCATCTAAACGGATTCCACTAGATCTGATCCGTATGGGTGCGTCCCAAACGAATGAAGCACCATCGGCCATCACCGCTCCTTAGCCTTCGTGAGGCGTTGCGGTTGGATTGGATTCCGCAAGGCGCTTCGCCATCTTCGCAAGCTCATCCTCTATGACATTAAATGCGGCATCCATGTTGCCGGGAACAGCAGTCGGCTCAATTAGTTCCCCTGCAAAGGCCAAATAATTTACGCCATCTATATAATGATCTGGGTTTCTGCGATCCGCACCAATTCGGGATAGTTTTACGGCATGCAGGACAAGCGCTACATCGTGAGCGCTCAGTTGGATGCCTGTGATGAGCGTTGCTATTTGAGCTACACGTTCCATCCCAATCCTCATATCTCCATACTGCGGATTCCGCTCGTTAAAGACACGGGCGGCTTGATGCATGATGTCACGATATTCCATTTGCTTTCTCCTCATTCAAAGAAGGGTTTGATTTTGCCGATCATTTGGCAGTTGATGATGATTTCGCCTCGATCCTCATAAAGGCGAGAGCCATCGAACTTCTTTTTTGCATTGAACTCACGCGCTACTATGTAATCGTTTTCATGCAGCAGCTTCAGCAGATCGTTGAAGTTCTTAACGTCAATTGCTGCATAAATGTTTTGAAACGGGAGAAGGATGCTGTCTTCCTCTCCGATGTGTGGCTTTGGCCTTACCGATTGAGGCAAGTTTATTGTGAAAACAACATTCACGGTTCTCTCCTTACTATGGTGCCATCCATCTTTCGTTTGAACTTAGAGCCTCGGCCAAGCGGCATGGGTGAGCGAGACTTTTTTGCCCCAACATGTTTTTGATGGATTCGTTTGACCTTCGCGATCATGGGAGCGTCAACAGTGCTAGTATGAACCCGGTGGCACTTGCGATGAGCAACAAACCAGTTGCTTGCATCGTCCTTACCGCCAGCTTCCAAAGGTATATCGTGGCTGACATCCCATTCCTCTCCGGGCACTACCTTCATGCTGCATAGGTGGCACATGCCCCCTCTCGACAAGAAGATGTCGGCCCGCATCTTTGCTGTGATGCGGACTCGTTTCATTGCATCATCCCGGCGTCTATTTTGGAAACATCAAAGCCAAGGTCGTAACGCTTTTCAAAAATATTCCCAAGGAACGCGAGCATCAATGGAATCCCTTCCTCTGGCTCAAATGGCTCCAGCATGTCTGCTACAATGCATGCCAGTACCTCAATGATCATGTCGCTTTCCGCGCCCTCGATGATTTTAACGATGTCGTCGGCCATCGCCTCGGCCTGCTTGCCCCACTCTTCATCTGATAGTTCAGCCATTGAGTTGCTCCTTTTTAAGTTTAATTATGTTGTTGTATTCTTTTGTCAGCAAAGCAATCACATCTGAAAGAGCATCTGCCTTAATCAGCCAATCCTCGTTCAAAAAATCCTCAGACATGGTTACATCTGCTTCTGCATCTTCATCATCCCACCAAATAGTTCCAATCTTTCCTTTTCGATACCGTTTACCTTTGTACTCCGTAGCTATGTGTATTTCTTTTGCCATCATTGACCTCCTACAATTTCATCTCCGCTCTGCGGGTTGCTGCATGCGACTGCCATTCACTAAATTTCATGCGGATGTATTCAAGTTGGACCTTCAAAAGCGCAGCGCGCTCGCGAGCCTTCACCATCTTGGTCACAAACTCTAGCCATTCTTCGGACGATTTCACATTAAGCTCTGCGCGGTTCACTGGCATATCGCCTTGTGCCGCCATCATGCGGGCGAGAACAGCGCTCTTGGTTTCTTCTAAGAGGCTGGCTGCGGAATCCGCATCGACCCACTTCTTGGCTACTATTCGAAATTGTTCGCTAAGTGGTTGGTCTTCATTCATTGATGTCTCCATAGAGTACAAGAGCGTCTGTCATGTCGATGTAAGCGTTGAGGCGTACCGCGCTGCCTCCATTGATGGTTGCTTGTGTTCTGGTATGCTCCGTTCTTATATCCGCTACCCACCCTTTGCCGGGGGCCATTAGTGTTTTGACTAACAGCACATCGGCCTCGGGGAAGTATAAGAATCCGACAAGCTTGGTTTGCAGAGCTTGCGCAATCTCTGAGGCGTCATCTAGCTTCTTCTGAGTTACTAGCCAGCGCTTCTCATAGGTCACATTGAAATCGAGGATAGTCATGCCCGGCCTCGATTTTTGCTCTACAACGCCAATGATCTTGCCATTCTTGACGAGGACCGCATCAACAACGCATGGCGTGTCTTTGTCGGTAGAGGCGTAGATTATATCAGGGTAATGGGAGGACCAGATCTTTACGGCCCGGTCCTCCCACTTCCTCGACTCCTGCCCCCTAGGAGTGAGGATGTCCATTAGACTAACTTTATTCCGCAATGGAGACGCATATGATGCGTTGCGCAAAGCCACCTAACCTCTAGTGGTTTTGAATAGTCATCATGATGCGCATGGCTTTTTTCACCGCACACTTCGCAGCCTTGCCTGACCAAACGGCCATCCCTTACTGCATTGTTTACCATGATATGTGCCTTCCGTTTTTCAGGATTTTTTTCAATGTATTTTTTAGCGGTTTCAAAAGCTTTCTCCTTATTTTGTTCGTACCATTTTTTTCTTTGTTTCTTTGAGTATTCCATTCGATTTGGATCATTCCAGTATCTCCATTTATCATATTCTCGGACGGAATCATTTTCCGACCGATGTTTTTTAACGCGAAATTTTACGCATGTTTTGCAGATATTTAGATGTCCATCCAACATCCGTTCATGTGCGTAAAACTCGCTGATCGGCTTTTCAGTATCGCAACGGCGACAAATCTTATTCCCCATGATTACCTCTGAATGGTTGGGAGCCCATCCAGAGGTTAATCAAAAGGGATATCATCGTCAATGTTGTTATTTTGCGGTTGACTAGACGCAGGGCGAGGAGTGCTACGCGAGACCTGTTGCGCACCCTCACGCTGCTCCGGTGGCTTGAGGAACAAGCGCACCT